TGGGACGGCTTCCACGCCACCTGGACCTACCACCCTGACGACGGGATTAACCTGATCATCGAGGATGCGCTTGCCGAGTAGCTTCCATCCCTACCCCACCCCAACACAGCAAACAGCCCGGCCGAGGGAGACCTCGGCCGGGCTTGTCCCGCGTGAACAGCAGCCAGCTTACGGGCTGGCTTCGATGGAGCCCAGTCATGGAGACCGGGAGGACGACTCTTCGACGAACTCGCCGTCCGGGCAAAACGTGCCGCAATGGAGCCTGGTCATGTAGAAACCAGGAGAACGCTACCCCGTGATGTTACTACGGCTTGTCGCACGCCGCCGGCCGGAACGCCGGCTCCGGATTGCCCTGCTGCCCAGGCGCACACTGATGGCTCTGGCCGGGGCCAGGGTTGGCTGCGGCGGGTGCCGCGAACGCGCCGGCGGCGAGCAGCCCGACCGCCACGGCGGTGAAGATCTTGATACGCATGGTGCCTCTTCTCGTTTTGGCTTGAGCCTCCATTATCGCAGCGAACGAGCCCGGCCGGGGAGGGCCCACCACCCCACCCCGGCCGGGCTCACCCGCCCCGGAACAACGTCACTCGTCGCGGCGCCTCGGACGCTCGTACCACCATCCCTTGAGCACATGGACCGGAAACCAGACGGCCAGCGCCGACCAGAGCGCCACGAACACCCAGAAGCGGGCCGTGGGCCCGTCGGTAACCCCGAGCACGTCCCGGGTCCACTCGCTGGCCGTGCCGCCCACGCCCGGCCAAACCAGCGCTAGTCCCTGGGGGACCCCGAAGAGGATGGGCACCCCGGCCAGCAACAGGACCGGCCAGTAGACCCGCAGCCAGCCCGGGTCGCGGCCGCTCACGGCCGGGCCGCCTCATCGATGTCGCGCAGTGACTGCCCGATCTCCGCCCACTCGACCCGCTTGCCGAAGTGGACCACGACCAGCTCGGTGACCTCCCAGTCGCGCTGCAACCGGTGGCACACGGCGGCAACGTCCCTGTCGCACGCCCACGACACCACGGCATCGCCGCGACGCAGCAGAGACCACGCAGCCTCGCCCTGGCACACCTCGCATCGGTACGCAGGGCTCACGGCTGGTCCTCCTGTAGCTCGTACCGCCTACCTGCCAACTGCTCCCAGGTTAGAAGCAACGCGACCGCGCTCATGGCTGGTCGCCCGGGTCGGTGTCCCGCGTAGCCACCAGCGCGGCCTCCCGCGCGGCCACCGTCGCACCCGACCACACATGCCGGTGGGCCCACACCGCGGCCACCAGCGGCGCACCGGCCACCGCCACCACGGTGATCGCCTCCCGCTGCGGCTCACTGAGGTCGAGGCCGAACGCGGCGGCGAGGCCGAGCCCGGCGCCGACCGCGGCGACGATCACCGCCCGGGACAGCAGCGGCTGCCTCGAGCCCGGGTCCGGGGCCTGCACGTCCGTTGTACCCATGTCACACCTCTCCTACCTTTGGGACAGATACCATGCGACGGCGGCGAACGCTCCGGCGACCGCGGCCAAGGTGCCGAGCACCGTGGCCAGGCGGGCGATCGGCGACCAGCTCCGCTCGGCGCGCGCACGCCGCGCGCTCTCAGCCTTTTCCAACGCGGCCGCGGTGGTGACCACCGTTTTTGCGTTGGACTCGGCCTGGTCACCCAGCCGCTGAACGGCCAGCACCAACTGGTGCATCTGCCTGGCGACCTCGGCCAGCGAGCCATTAATGCTGGCGAAATGCCGATCATGACTGTCCAACCGCTCGGCGATCCCACCGGCGGCGTGGCCCCGGTTGTAAGCGTCATCGTCGTCGGATGGCATCCTCAACCTCCCCCGTAACCGTTGCGGGTCAGACTGCTTCGGTGACGTTGCCGGTCGCGGTCACAGTAAAACTGATCTTGGTGGGGGTGAGGCCGGGTGGGCCGACCGGACCAGGATCACCCTTCGCCCCGGTGGCACCCCTCGGACCAGCCGGGCCGGTCGCACCCGCCGGACCCGCCGGCCCTGCGGGGCCGGGAGCGCCGTCCTTGCCAGCCTCGGAGCGTGCCAACGCACGCATGATCTGGGCGTAGGCGTAGCCGTCTATCTCGTCGCCGGAGGTGGCCGATGAGCCCATTGCCTTGCGGCAGGCCAGCACCGCCTTCGACGTGGCCGGACCGTACACCTTGTCGACCGCGCCCGGGCTGTGACCGGCGTAGCCGAGGATCGCCTGGAGCGCCTCGACTGCCTCCCCGGTGTCGCCGAGCCGTAGTCCGATCATGGGGTCCTCCTGTTTGGTTTGGCCGGCGAGCACGGACAGGACACCGGCCAGCGCAGTCCAATCAGCGCAGTAGGCACACCAGATGCTGATGTGGTCGTGCCAAAGATGACTCGTGTCGCTGGTGGCCTTGCGGTACGGCCCGGTGTCGTCGTCGCGGATCCGGCCGACAACGTTCACGCCGTCGGTGGTGCCGTAGAACGAGCGGACCGGGCGCATCCGCGGGTCGTTCCGGTCGGCGGCGGCGACCAGCCGGCCGGTGTACAGCTTCATGTTCGCGGCCGACATGGTGAGGTCGATCGCGCGCGCCTTGTCGGCCGGGCCACGGTCGAGGTCGAGCGGGAAGCGCACCGAGTACGACCACGGCCAGTTGACCAGATTCTCCGCACGGCTTGAGTGGTAGCCGCTCTTGTTGGCGTAGATACCGCCGAGTAGCACCCCGGGGATCAGCGCGTCGCACTCCTCCCAGAAGCGCCACAACGCCGCGGTGATCCGGCTGGTGTTCGGGTTGTCAGCCATCGCCGAGTCCCTCGGGCAGCGGACCGCCGGAGAGAAGCACGTCCCACTGCGCATCGGTGAGCCCGACCACCTGGTCACCGTCGACGCGGCGGACCTCCCACCGGTTGGGACGCAGCCGGCCGGTGGCCTGCCGCACTTCCAGCCCGCGCACGGCGTCGAAGACATGCCAGTCGTGCCTAGCTGCGGTCATCGTCGGCTCCTCCTACCCACTCACGTAGTCGACGTACAGGTACACCGGCCGGGTGGCCCCCGCGCCCAGGACACACGTGCCGGTGCCGGCGGCCTGCTGCCCGGTCAGCACGAACGTCTTGTTCGCGGTGGCCGCGGCCGTGTACTCGACCTCCATCACCCCGCCCCACCCCAGGTTCGACACCACGTGGATGCGCACGTTGTCGCTTTGCATGATCGTGCCGGTCACAGTGTCCTGGCGCAGCCGCGCGTTGATCCGGTCGTTGGCCACGTCCGATTCCCACTTCGGGACCGCGCGCAGCCGGTAGGTGCGGCCGGACACCAGCGGCGCAGTCACCGACGCCACCGACACCTCGGTGGTGGTGAACCCGGCACTGTCGGCGGTGACCACGGTGGTGGCGATCCGCTCACCGGGGATACGCCCGGCGAGTGACAGTTGACCTGCGCTACTCATGGCACCCTCACAGTCCTATGTGCGCCTTGTGGAAGAATCCGACCGGGCTGTTTATCGGATGCGACTTGACAATCCCGTTCACGCTGCGGACCACAGTCAGGTTGGCCTGCCGGTTGGGAAAGGTGCCAGAGATCGTCCCGACCGCGGTGACGGTCATCCGCTCCCCGCCGATCAGAATGTCGAAGTCGGCCTCGTGAACCCAGTCGCCGGCGGCGCCGAAGATGACGAACACGGTGGTGGTGGTGCTGGTCAGCGTGTCGCAAATCGCCGTATCCGACAGGAGCATGCCCAAGGTCGCATTCTCCACCGCGGCGATCTTGTACGGGCCGGCCGGTGTGCACTGCCAGTCCTGCGTCCACTCGGCCTGGCCGATCGTCTCCGAATAGCCGAGCACCACCTGGTCGATGTCCTCCGGCGGCAGCCACAACGGCGGACCCTCGATCACAATCCGGGCGGCCACATCCAACGCCACCACCGCCGGCACCAGGGTCGCCGCAGCAGCTCTCGTGGTCAGTGACCGGATGTTGGTGCGGATGGCCGGGAACCGGTCGTGCGGATCATCCCACGTGCCAATGTGCAACGCCCACCCGGCAATGTCCGGCAGCCTCAACTCCGAGTCGACGTTGACATCCACCTGAGCCGGGCGGACACCCACACCATCCGGCGGGGCCTGCGTCGACAACGCGCCCACATCCAGCGTGGCCCGGTACTCCCCACCGTCGGCGCGCACGGCTGTCACATCGTTGACCAGCCCCAGGTCATCGGGTGTCGGGTCCAGCGGCGGGCTGACTTCTCCCGCCGCGTAGTCCAGCACGAACGGGTCGATGTTCGCCACCGCGGAGACGATCAGGTCGATGCTGGCCGGGTCGACCAGGACGGCTATGGCCACCCGCGACGACTGCGCCAACGCGATCCGGTCATCAGCTCCGACGGTGATGGCGAACCATGCCGACCAGTTCGCCAGTGTCGTCTCCTGCGCCGAGGTCAGCTCGTAGTGGGCGGGCATCGGCTCCACGTAGTCACCGCTACGCAGCCGGATGGTGCGCCGCTGCGCCCCCCACGTGGCCTGGTCGGCCTGCGACGCCGTCCGGGCGGCGGCCAAGTCGGCGGCCACCGTCCCCGACTGATACCAGGTGATCGCCGCGTCCAACGCGTCCGACTGGACTCGGATGCGGGTCGCCTCCGCCACCGGTGAGGCATCCGGGCCGCGGCGGCCCTCGATGAGCAGCCCGGCGGCGTGGGTCATGTACGCCCGCACGTTCAAATTCCGCCAGGACACGAACGAACCGTCGGCGTAGACGCTGGCGTCGTCGCCGGCGGTTATCGCGTCGGCTATCAGCGTGTCCCGCAGGTCCACTGCCACGTCGTGCAGGTCCGGGTGCCCGTTGCGCATCCCATCGGTGGAACCGGCCGAGAACTGGACGTCGTACGTTTCGCCGTCGGCAACCTGTTCGTGCATGTCGACGATCAGCCGGGGGGTTCGGGCGGCGATGTAGTCGGCCACCGCCTGTGTTTCCGGTTCGGCGTGTGCCACCCAGTCCCGGTTCAAATCGGTGCCGTTGTCGTTTTCGCGGGTTGCGGCGGCGAACCCGTCCGGGTTGACGGTGGGAATCATCCCGATCGTCAGTGTGGACAGGAACCCTGGCAGCGCGGCCAGCCACGAAGTGATGTGGTCGAGCAGCGTTTCCCGCCCGGCCGGTTCGGTGCCGTGCTGGCAGCCGACGAACAGGATGTCCACCTGACCTGACGCCTTGTTCGGCCCCCACGTGACCGCGGAGATGTCCGTGGCGAGCACCGACGCGCCGAGCACTTCGACCACCGCATCAGATGATGCGTCGGCGTTGCCGATGATCGTCGCCTCGGCGGCCAGGGTGGTGAACGCCATACGGATCGTCCCCCCGTCGGAATGGCATGCCCGGCGGGGGTGATCCGCTCAGGCTACGAGATCAGGTACAGGCTGCGGCGGGTGCGGAACGTCAACCCCAACTCGTCGCGCGTCTCCGTCAAAATCGGCAGCCGCGACCCCGACGACTCAGTCGCCGCGCACTCGTCCAGCAGGGCCAGCAGATCCGCGGAGCGTTGCGCACCCATGGGCATGCTCCCGCCGAGGTCCCCGTACGTGGTCAGGGCGACCCCTTCCTCGGCGCACAGGCGCACCGCGCGGTTGCCGGCGGTCTCGCTGGCGTGGCCGGTGTACGCGGCGTACGCCTGCGCCAGCGTCGGCGCATCGGCGGGAGCCCAGAGAATGAACTGGCCGAAGGTGATCGGCTCCGCATCCCCCGCAGATGTCGTGTTAGCCGCCGATACAGAGTTGACCCGGGGGATCGCGGCCGCCCCGATATCCCCCGTCGCTGTGGCGACCTCCACCCCGTCCACCGCAACAGTGATCGTCGCGTTGTTGCCACTAGCCTCCACCGCTGACATGCGGATGTGATGAAGTTGCCCATCCTCTATGTCCACGGTGGCCGTATCGCTGGCGATGGTCGACGACGTGTCCAGATCGACGATGCCTGCGGTCAGACCGCCGGAGACGATGTTCAGCGCGAAACGGATATCGACCGTGCCGGAAGTGTCAATGGCCGCCTCGTGTATCTGCGGCGTGTTGGTGCTGCTCCACTGCGACGGGGGGGTCGTCCGCACCGCCCAGTCGAGCACCGCACCACCGGATGGTCCCCCAGAAACGGAGGCTTCGACTACCCCATTCACCGGGCCGGACAGTGGCGCAACCGGCAGATAGGATGCCAGAAAGCCCGTGCCGTAGAGCATCTGTTTGGTGTTGTCGAAGGTCCGCATCGGCCCGCCACCCAACAATCCCGGCGACTGGCGCGATCCTTCCGGGGCATCCAGCGGCCAGTAGGCACTCGCCCCGTGCACGACGACCAGCCGGGCGATCGGATCGCTCAGCGGCCGGCCGGCCGAACCCAACCGGCGCAGGATGCCAGACACCTCCAGATCCACCCACACGTCGCGCTGCGACACATCCCAGCGGGCCGGCCACTGCACAACCTCACCAACCACCCGGGTCGTCAGAGACCCGCCGACCAGCCCAGCCTCCACCTTGACCGGTGTGCCACGGCTGATCAGACCGTACAAATCAGAGCGCGGGTTCTTCGGCGAATACCGGCCGACCACGCCAGACTCGACGTTGCTCGTACCGTTGTTCAACCGCAGCGTGACCACAGCCGGATCGGACCTCGACGCCTCGTTCGGCATGCCCCGGCTGATGTGGATCGGCATCCGCGTATCGGCGGTGATCACATGCCACGCGCCGGAGTAGAAGATCGACACCTGCGCTTGGACCAACTCACCAGCCACAGCACACCCCGGCGAGGCCGAACCGGACAGCGCACCAGCCAGCAGCAAAGCCGCCACGGCGGACAAGATACGATGCATCGGGCATCAACTCCCTCGACGAGTTGGTGCCCTCATCGTACGCCCAGATGTCCACACTCACGCCGCCCGAACCTCCGCCCGGAAGCCTGGCTTGGTGCGGACCGCCGCCCGGAAGTCCTCGACGAACTGCTCCAGATGCCGGTTGCCCCGCACGCCGCGGAAGTCGAAGATGATGTGCTGCGACCCGCCACCACCGCGGGACAGCGGCACCACCGCCTCCGGCCCGCGTTCGCCGAGCACGGCCAACGTCGGCCGGGTCACAATCCCACCCGCGGCCAGGTACGGAATGTTGGGCGTTGACAGGGTGATCGACGGGATGTTGATGCCCATCACCGAACCGCCGCCGAGGGTGAGTTGGAAGTTGTTCCACTTGCCGATCAGCCAGTTGACGGCAGCCCGGAAGCTGTCCTTGATCCCGTTCCACATGCCGGATGCGGCGCTTCTGATCCGCGCAGGCAGGCCCTTCACGAACGACACGACCTTGTTGAACCCGTTGACCACCCGATCCTTCACGCCGATCGCCCATCCGACGACCGTGGTGAACAGTCCCTTCCAGAACCCGAAGTACAACTGGATGCCGCGCCAGACCATCTTCGCGCCGGCCACGATCCCATTCCACACCGACTGGATACCCGGCCAAAGCGTGTTCTTGATCCAGTTCCACACGAACAGCGCCGCCGCCTTGATCCCGCCCCACGCCCAGCCCCACAGCTTCTGAAACCAGTCGGTCTTGGTGGCGATAAGCACGATCACCGCGATCGCGGCCATGATTCCCAGCACGATCCATGTAACCGGGTTGGCCCAGATCGACAGGTTGAGCAGCCAGTTCACCGCGGTCCACACGACTGTGGCAGCCTTCACCACGGCCATAATTCCGTGATAGATCATCAGCCCGGCATTCACAGCAAGGATGGTCCCCGCTATCGCGGCTAGGGCGATGCCCAACGCCTTCACCGTGCCCGTGTTGGCGCTCATCCACTGGCCGACCGACTTGAGGATCGGCACCCCCCGGCCAAGCAGGTCGAACACCGCGGACGCGATCGGCTCGATCGCCACCAGGCCCTCGTTCTTCAGCTTGGCCAGCTTCTCCTTCCAGTCGTCCGTCTCGTCGGCCAGGCCGTTGATCGTGTCCGTGTTACCGCCGAGCGTGGCCATCAGCTCGTCGATCTCGAACCGGCCCTCCAGGATGGCAGCGGCCATGTCCGGCCCGGCCTTCGCACCGAAGTTCTCCAACGCGATCTGCTGCGCCTCCGCCTCCGAACCCGCACCCTTGATCGCCTTGATCGTCTTCTGGAGCGTGTCCGGCAGGTCGAGACCCTCCTTGGCCCACGTGCCGGACGCCTTACGCAGCCCGGCCATAACCGTCTCGGTGTTGACGCCTTCCTTCTGCCACTTCCCGAACAACGCAACCGACTCGTCGAGGGTGAACCCCATGTTCCGCAACGGCGCACCGAACTGGACCACCTTGGTGGACAGGTCGCCGATGCCGATGCCGGTGGTCTGCGAGACCCGGAACAGGTCGTCCATCGTCGACGCCTGGTCCTTGGTGGCCACACCCCAGTCGCCAAAGAGTCGGGTGACGTTCTCCACGTCCAAGTCTTCGCCGGTGATCTTCTCCAGGTTGAGGAACGTCCTGGTCAGCGCCTCCAAGTCGGTGCCGGTCGCGCCGGCCATGGTGTTGAAGTCGGCGAGCACCGACCCGGTTTCGGTCAGGTCGGCAGAGACGGTGCCGGCCACGTTCTTGAAGCTCTGCTCGAGGCCGGCCAGTTGTGGGCCAGTGGCACCGGTGCCCACCCGGATGGTGTCGAACACCTCATCCATCGTGTCGCCGACGGCGATCAGCCCAGCGCCGGCGGCTACACCCATGCCGACGATGGCCACGCCCATCCGGCCGACGTTCTTCTCAACCTTGCCGATCGCCCCGGAAGCCTTATCGCGGGCCAACAAGTTGAAAATGAGGCTCACATCCGACGCCACGGAATGCTCACCCCACCTTCTTCATCTCAGCCTCATACCGGTCCAGCCAGCTCAGCAGCTGGTCGGCTTCGTCGACGGTGAGTAGCTCCCACTCCCATGGTCGTATCCCGAGCAGATGTGCCGCGTTACCGAGCGATCTCATTCTGCGATCGGCAGCTGCGCTTTTCCCTCCGAGTCCGAGTCGTCGTACGCGGCGATGATCTCGGCGTCGACCTGCAGGAGCGCCGCTTCCAACTCGCGGCCGGACAGGGTGTCGGCGACCTTCTCGCGCATCTGGGTCAGCTCCTGCTTGGAATACTCCAGCCGGAGCTCGTCCCAGGCGAAGTCAACATCCTCCCACTTGATCCGCGGATGCTGCCGGCGTAGGAACAGGAACAGCAGGGCACGCCGGCACAGCGACGAGCCCTGCAACACTTTGCCGGTGAACTCGGAGAAGTTGAGGTCGGTGCGCCGCTCCAGCATTTCCCGCTCGGTGGCGCGCAACTTGCGCGGGTTGTACTGCCACCGTTGCGGCTCCGACTCGCCCTCAGGCTGGTACACCAGGTACACGACGGCTCCCTACTTGGCTCGGTCGGCGATGCGTTGCGCCATCGACTCGACGGCGGCGTGCACAGCCTGTTTGGCAGGCTGATGCCCGGCACGGGCCGCCCGGTCGAACCACTCCGATGGCACGGCCACCTGCTGCACCCACTGGTCGGCGCCGAACACCGGATGACGCCAACCCTTCGGCGTACTCAACGCCTTCGGCGCGTTGGTGAATCCGCGCGGCATGTTCCTGCGCCGCACCCGCAACGCCACACCGGTCTGCCGGCCGGAGAACCGAACGGCCGGTTTCATCTGCGATGCGACAGTGGTCCGCAGCGGCGACCCGCCGTGGGCCAGGCCGGCGGTGCCGATGCTCATCAGGTTCGACCGGGCCTGCTCGGCGACCGGCTCGAGGATCGCCTTGAGGTTGGCCGCCAGCTCCTTTTTGAGCTTCTTGCCGTCGGCCTCCTGTTTCAAGGCTCGGCCGACGTTGCGTAGCGACTCCTGGTCGGCCGTCAGCTCGATCGGCATCAGGCGGTGCTCGTGGCCCGGACCAAGACGCCCGACAGCGGGTAGGTGACGTCGAACTCGTTGACGTCACCGACGCTGCCGGCGATCGGCATCCACTTGTTGATCAGAATCGACCCGGAGTATTGCGGGTTGGAGCTGCTCACCACAGCCTCGTCGGCCCGGACGGTGAACGGCACCACCTGCCGGCGCAACGCCCACATGATCGCGTCCAACTCGGCGACGGTGTGCGAGTTCTTGAAGCTGATGCCGACGTTGCCGGACTCCAGCCCGCCGAGTACCTCCTTGGCTCCGCCGGACGCGAACGTGGTGGTGTCTTTCTCCTCGAAGTCGTCGACGACTTCGACCTTGGCGCACCACTGCTGCAGGTCGTTGCTGTTGATCACCAGTACGGCATCCAGCAGCACCTTCTTGGCCATCTTCCTACTCCTCTACTCGATGCCGAACGCGGCCACGAACAAGAACGACGGGTCAGTGCCGGAAATGGTCCACCCAACCCGCCACCAGTCGTCGGCGATCGCCGACCCGTCGGTACGCAGGATCTGACCGCCCGCAGCGGTAGCGGCGGCGAACGTGAGTTGGGTTGCCGGGGTGACGTTGAACGCCTCCGCCGAGTCTGATTGGACAGTCGCCGTAAACGTGGGGCTCAGCGTGCCGGACACCGATAGCACGTGCAGGCTGGCGTAAAGCCGCTCACCGGCGGCGAC